CGTGGGTCTTGCGAAATTTGGCTTGTCACTCCTGTTCCTGCCGAAATGAATGGGCGTACTGGGGAGGAGTGTGCATGGATCGGCCGAAGCGGATCATGCGTAGTTGACAACTTGAACTCCTGGAACATTGTGTTTCAAGTAGTGTTGTCTGGCAACTTTAACCAAAGAATTGTGATCTTTTGCTTTCGAAGATAGGATGTCTTGGGTAAAGTGCTGAGCTTGGGCGAAACTCTGACGCTATAGTTATGGGAATTAAGAAAAAAGATTCGAAATGCACTAACCAGTAGCTGATCCTGGGTAAGGATATTGAGAGGGCGCGATTACGGAAGCTGTGGCCGTTGGGATGAATTCTGTCATAAATGTCACCGCGAGTGTGCCGATAACCTAATTGATGGGAGTACCTGTGAATAACAAGTAGAATCCTTCAGTTCGGGAATTGACGGGTTGGGCCTGGAACGTGGAAATTCCAGACAAATCAGTGGACTAGGGTATTCTTACGACACGAGGAGAAGCGACATCGCGATTGATGGCACCATTCTGGTAGTAAGGGGACAGACCTAGCTGAGACACCGGTATGGCCTAGATTTGGCCAGGAGCGAATGACTGATTTGGGGGGCGAGAGAAGTAGATGATCTAGTATTAACCTGCCTCGGTTAATTAAGATGCCTGAGAGTTGAACTGGACGCTAAGAGCTGATGAAAATACCTACTCAGTACTTGCAAGATTAGCGTTCAATGGACCTGCCGAGAAGGAGGCTGCAGGGGTTTACAAACCTGTCACACTGTTAAACGAAACGTCGTTAAGTATTGTGACAAAGGATGTATCCGATGTTGCAGCTCCGGCAAGATTGTCCGGGAAAACAAAGATACCACACTGTCCGCTTGCGTTGGACGAAACTGTGTATTTCAATGTTTAGGTAGCGAGTGCAGTCTTGAGAGGTTGGGTCTCAAGAGGTCGCCGAGCAACGTAATCTTCAGGCTGAAGAACGCCGCAAATGTACTCCACGTTGACAGCATCAATATCGTAGGCGTCTTACTCATAGATAATTTGCATATCTGGTTTGTACATTGCCGTTGAACTGAAGCCATCTTTCATGGAGCTTACGTGTGGTAATTACACTTACTCACGTGTCTGGTTAAAACTTGACATAGGGGTGTATGTTTTGTCAAGAGTCGGTTCTGAAGGATAGAAGTAAGCCATTGCCTACTCCCACAGATCGGGTCCATAATCCCAAAGAAGCTATCCCGCTTAGGTAGCAATTTCGGTACTATAGTCGTCCATGAGGGCAGTCTTTAGCTTAAGGATCTTGTCCTTCAGATTGGAAGTTGGGTATGCTCGGTCGAGCATGCTCATCGTTTTACGACCCACTTCAGAAATGAGAGCATTCGCCTGTCTTCTCGTATTAGGAGAATCCAGCAACTTGTCCACAATATTCTGTTGAGATCCAAACTAGCGTTAGCTAATCATTTTCTAAACATCCTTGTAGGGGACAGTTTGGCCATTATTCTATCTTTCGAGAGCGTCATGGACTTTGCGAAGTTCTGAAATCATCTGTGAATTCGAAACCGTAGTGGAGTTGGGGTTGGTGCCACTTCTAGCACCTCGCCGGGAACGAGTGTTTTGTTTGTTGGTGGTGGATGGCTACATCGAGTTTTTAATATCAATGTAATCATCGGCCCCTGGTTAGAGGCCACAAACGAACTCGTTCCGTCTCAAAACGGAAAAAAGATCAATTAAACCGATTCCCAGGGTTTAGTTGATGTAGGGCTCAAGAGTGTATTCGGTACTCTTCGGCAACCAGGATCTTTGAATGTATTCATCGATTAATCGACGTGTGCTGGGGTCCAAAGTTTCAGGAACGGATGCACAAACAATGTCTTCAAGTAGAACACTGGCTGCTTCAGATTACAATCCGAGCAGGATAGCCATACGGTGTATAGCTGGGTCGCGAAGTATGTGGGCATTCTTTTTGGAAAAGAACTGCCGAGTAGCCAAAATCTTTCTAAAATCGCGAGTACACTGGAGCGTATTATTCACGGTATAGAAAGTTTTTGAGCAAAACTCTAAAGTGTGGAGGTTACCTGACACAACTTCTTTAACGCACTGACCGAGTGCGGAGGGTGATGACGAATCTCTTGACGTTTAATCAAGGATGAGCTTTACTACGCGCTCCAACTGATGTTTCTTTGGAAACATTATCAGGTCATCTCCTGCTGCCGCTATAAAAGGGCGGGCCTCTGGTTCTATGTCACGTAGGTAGTACATGGCATAGAAGATTGACCTGAGCGTGTTTCCTAACGTTGTGAAAGGATCTCCTGAGGCCATAGTTCCATCGAGGGTTATGGGAACATAGTCGCACTATCTGTCACCTTTGATGAAGCGTTTAAACATCTTCTCTTGGTGAGTAGTCCAGATAATACTCGCAGCGTCAGGACACTTCACGAAAATGGTTCTCTCGTAAGTGGTTGCCTGTTTAATGAACTCATCAGCTGCTTCAGATGGGTTCATGCCTTGTACGACGTTATCGGTATGCGCGAAAACGTTTTCCAGCCAAGGGCGGAGCGCGATCCAGAAAGGTTTCTCAACTGCTTCCCTCAATGCGGCGTACTGTGTGGAATCGAAGGCGGATCCGTCACACGATACTTGTATACCGTGTGAGTTAGCCTGTATCAATGCACAGATGGCGTCGCTGTCCATTCCCTAGATAAAACCTGGTAAGGCCTTTTTCAAGGGAATCCAAAGCATGCTTTGGACCGCAGCCCATATACAGTACCCATTACCTTTGGGCACCATAACGTTGCGGGGACGAGAGTCCTAGTTGATAAGGAAACCTTCCGAATCAAGTTCAAGTTTAGAAGTTGAATACACTTCGCCACTCTTTACCATAGTGACAAATGGGCCGACGGACAAGTCTCGCTCCCTTAGCGCAGTATGCATAGAACGACTATACTTATTGCGTTTAGAAAGATCGGTCGGAAATGCTTTAGCGGGATAAGCAAAAAACGACGTCACCTCAGGGAACTCGAACTTCTCCATAATACCAGTCCACGCTGTAGCGCAGAACTTGGTAAATTGTCGGACTTCGGTCATGGTTGTTGTTGGCGCGAAATGTCGGTGACAGCCCATGTAACTGTTACCCAACGTGGATGAAGACCACTCGAACTCGCTGAATTCCCTAAAGGAACCATCAGCAGGTGCGAAGCGCCCGCCAGCGATCGTGTAATGACCGGAGCGAGCTGCGTTC